GTTCTGGCGTGTCGTCGATTACCTCGATCTCGAAGTCTTCATCTTCAGATTTGTTCGATTGAACTTTTGAGGAGGTCTCTTCCTCAAATTCAAAATCGTCTTTTTCCATTACGCGATTCATGCTCGGCTATACCCCCGTGGATCGTCAACAACCGCCTCGACGGTGTCGTCGTTGATGAGTCGAAACTCTGTCCCATGAATCTTAAATCTCGTGCCTGAGTACGAACGGAAGATCACGAAGTCGCCTTCTTTGCAGTAAGCGCCATTCGGAAACTTTTTTTCGTCTTTGTAGGCATCTGGCCCAAGCTTCATGACAAAGCCAATAATTGACGCTGTTTCTTCAGCAGTCTTCAAGCCGTCTGGAAGGAAGACACCGCCTTCGGTTTTTTCGCTGATTTCCGGAACGCCAATAAGGACTTTGTATCCCTGAGGCTGCGGTAGTTTGGACGCTACGCGCTCGTCTGTTGTATTCTCACCCGTGTACATTCTCGTTCCTGCAGTGATTTAAGGCTCACAGTCACCCTGCGCGGACTACCCGCGAAGCTCTCCCAGTTTGCAAGATACCCTAAAAGTTCTAACTTTCAACGTATCTTTTTTCTATGTCCGCTATTTCTCCTTCTATGATACACAGGGCTTCGTATCGGCCAACGGCACGATTGTATTTTTCGAAGCTATCCGCGCCACCACCCGCGAGAAATTGTTCTAGACTTTGCTTGGACTCTTGTATCGTGCGCCTTATCAGCGCGATCACAGTATCATCCATCTCCCTTAGCAAGCTCCTTTGCTATTTCGATTCCAAGTTTTGCGCCAGCCTGTTTGTCTTCACGCTGTCCTTTGTCAAGTTCCGCAGCGAGTCGAGCACCAATCTGCGCGCCAGCCCTTTGGTTTTCGGAAGTAATCCGCTGGGCCTGAAGCTGTGCGTTGGTTTGCTTGTTCAGCGCATCAAGCTGCAGCTTTGCTTCGTCCATTTTGATCTTATGCTGCAGTTCCTGCTGCTTGAGCTGAAGCTCTTGTTGCTGCATCTGCACAACAGGGTCTTGCATTTGCTGCTGTGCCTGCGCGGCCTGAGCTTCGGCCTGATCCTTTTGGAGGAGTTTTTCTGCTGCATCTTTGGCAAGGCGAGAGATTTCGATCTCGACATCCTCGGGCAGTGCCTGATCTTCGTTTGGCAATTCGACACCAAGCATCTTCTCGATGTTGCGACGATACTGGAAGGCAACGTGCTCGGTGACGTGCGCTGCCATAGCCTGACCGATTGCCTGAGCAAACGGCGACTGACCAACCAGTTCGCGCATCTTCGGGTCTTGCATCGCCGCCATGTGGACAGCGATATGAGCTTCGTGATCTTGGTACTTGAATGCCTTCACTGGCTCTTGCTTCAGCATCATCATGTTTTCGGTCACGGGGTCTGCAGGCTTGATGTCTTCCGGCAGTTTGATGATGTCGCTTGCATCCTGAATGCCAAGAACCTCCAGCATTTGACGGTGCAGCTTTCCCATGTCGTAGAGCTGGGGTGCCTGCTGTGCAAGCTGTAGGGCGGCTTGATACTGCATGATCCGCTGCGCCATGGTGGCAGCATTCGGGTCAGAGACTGGGATAACATCAATGCGCTTGTCGAAATCCTCGATGCGATTGAAGTCGCCATCCATTTCGTAAGCATATTCGGCGGGCATGTAGTCGTGGATGATCCTCGCAAGAATGCGAAGTTCATTCTTCATGGCAGCATGTAGGCGGGCCTGTACGCCGCTCATGACCTTCATGGAGCGTTCCATCAGGGCCAGAGTTGTACCAACGGGTGCCTGTGCGCTGATGTCGCCGACTTGAATATCTGCGACTGAGCCCACGCGGCGGCTTTCCTCAACAATATTCCCAAGAAGCGAGTAGAGAACTGATGATGGTTCCTTGTAGGGAATGAACGTGATCGAGTCGCGGATTGCTCCACCCGGTACGTCTACATCCCTAAATTCACCCGGCATAAGGGGGGTATCGTCACCCTTGATGCGCAGGCCACGGGCTTTAAGACCAGCAGGAAGGTTTGACAAAGTGCCAGCATCAATGAGCTGACGCAGAATCGATGTCGCGGACTTGGCCAGTCCACCCATAAGGTGGATAAGACCTGTGCCGTAGAACCCTAGACCCGGAAGGTATTTGTAGTGGACGAAGTGCATCCGCTTTTTTTTCTTCTGGTCGTCTTCATACCAGTTCCTGCGGATGGCAAGAATCTCTTTGGATGACTTATCGATAGTCACCACATATGAGCGCGCGATCCCGTTTTCATCGTCAAATCCTTCTGGCATGTTCATGGTGACATGCATTTCAAGAAGGGTGTAGCGATCATCGTCTTCAAGAACGGCGCTTTCCCCATCAAGCTCGTCGTATTTGTCTTGGATGTCGGAGAAATCAGGCTCAGGATCGGGCAGCTCGATGTCTCGATACATGCCAGCAACTTGCATCTCCAAGATTTCATTCTTGGTTTTCTTCATGACATGCGTGTAGCGCGGGCACGTCATCAGGTCTGAGGCACCATAAGAGACAACGAAGTCTTCTGCAGGGATGAACATGGCACACGGGCGTTCAAGGATGGGGTCGTAGTAGACCTTCTTGAACGAAGAGCCAGCAAGCGGAAGCTTGAACAGCATCTGCTCCATCTCATCGCGGTATTCGGTCATTTCTTCGGTGATGATGTAGTTCATCTCCGTCTTTACCCGGTCGGCCTGATCCATTTTTTCAGGCGTCAGCTTGCCCATGATCTTGGTGCGAACGGGGCCAGAGGCCGGATAAAGCTCACTCATGGCCTGCGCTTGGAAGCGAACAACGGCTTCGGTCAGGACGGGGTGGAACACACCAGAGGCACCCTGCCACGGCTGGCTGCGCTCTTCGATCTTCATGCCGAGAAGGTCTAGGCCTTTGACATAGGCTCGTGCCCACTCCTTGCGGGATTCCCGGTCTGAATTGAAATCATCGATAAGCTCGGCTGCCATAGCCTGAAGGTCGGCCTCGTCAATAAACTCAGCAAGGTTGGAATCGTGATCTGGCGCATCAGTCTCTTCGGAGTCATCGCCTTCGAAGTCAATGATCACACCACCGTCTTCTGTGTTGATGGACACAGCTTCCGGGTTGACGATCTCAACTTCGATTTCCTCGGCATCGGTGCCTTCGATGTCGAAGTCCGACGGCTCCATGCGCTTTTCAATAGCCATTCACAAGCTCCTAGTAGTACTCGACTGGCCTGCGATATTTTGGCTCGTCATCCCAGTCATCAGATTCGGCCCTCACCCAGCCACCTTGCCTGAACCTTAGCAGAGCTTGAGTGGTCGAGTCCACAAAGTCATCGTGCTCCCCAGAAGGAAACGCGGCGCATTCCTCGATGACCTCTTCTGCCCATCGCGTGGGAGGATACCATATCGCTCCGCTGGCGAACAGGTCTGTAACTGCATTCACCCTCGCGATCTTATCCTGCCCCCGTGAGGGAGTGAACTCTGTCACTGGAATGCCCATGGCCCTAAGCTCAAAGATCAACGGCGCACCGGAGGCTTTCTTTTCAACGATCATCTGGTCAGGGTCAAATTCTTTGAACTTATCGTAAGCTGCACGCTTTAGGTCTGGGAACTCAAGCTTCTCCTTGTAGGCATCCAGTAGGATAATATTTGGCATAGACTTGCCATTCTTGTCCGGGTGATAGAACACACCCCACGTCGTGCAGGCGCTGTAGTCGCTTCGCTGCGTTTTCAAGAATGCGGTGTCCCAAGACTGGATGATAGCTTCGCAGGAGGGAGGTTCCTCATCCGGCCACTCTCGCCACCAGTCTCTCTTGATGAGTGCCCCCTCTTCAGAGGTTGGGTCTTGCTGATACTGGGCAGACCACTTCGAGATAGAAAGTTCTGCCTTCAGTGCTTCCAGTTCTTCCAATGACCAGAACTCAGGCCAGAGAGGGTTTCCTGATGGCATGATTGCCGGGAACTCAATCACCTCCCAGTCATCCATGCCCTTGCGGTCTCCCGTGGATTTCAGAATCTGACCTGTCAGGTCTCGCTTTGCCCATCGGGTCATAACGATGATGATGGCACCACCGGGCTGGAGACGCTGACGTGGGCCGGAGGTATACCATTCATAGACCCGGTCATAGACTTCCGGGTTGAACTGCCCCTGCTGTGCCTCTTGTTCAGAATGCGGGTCGTCAATGATCAACAGGTCAGCACCTTTACCAGTGACGGCACCACCAACACCGATAGCGAAGTAGTCGCCGCGCTTGTTGGTGTTCCAGCGACCAGCGGCCTTTGAGTCTGACGACAGCGTGATGCCGGAGAAAACCTTATTGAAGTCTTCTGACTGAATCAGGTTCCTGACCTTACGACCAAAGCCGACGGCCAGTTCGGCTGTGTGTGCCGTCTGAATAACCTTCTTCTCTGGGAACTTCCCAAGAAACCAAGCAGGCAGCAGGTAAGACGCGAACTCTGACTTGGTGTGTCGAGGTGGCATGTTGATGATGAGGCGCTTCAACTCTCCGCGCGCCACACGCTCGAAGGCCTCGGCCATTGTCTTGTGATGCTTGCCGCCGATAAAGCTCGGCCACATCATCCTGACAAATGCCATGAAGTTATCCTTCGCGGCAGTTTTGTTCTCAGCCTCCTCAAGCTCCGTCAGGAGATCAAGGAGCTTGGCCTGCTCCTCCAGTGGTAGGGTTCCGATCTTGTCCTTCAGTGCGGCAAGACTGCTCATGTGGCTCTCCTTTGTGGCGGCAGACAGACGCGGGTGGGGTGCGCCTGCCTGCCTATGAGGCACGGGTGGGAGAAACCCAAACCTCACGGCCCTAAGTATATAACTACTAACGCGCGCGCGTAATAGTATATATATATAACTACGTCATATCTCTCTCTCTATAAGAGAGAGAGTAGTATTATATATAACTACTACACGCGCACGCGCGCGAGGAAAGTTCAATCGAACTTCTGCGCTGTGTTGAGGCAACATCGTAGTTCGTGTATATCTTTGATGGTCTGAGGCGGGAGACTCAGGCGGTAGAGCCGCCATGGAAGTCGTCCCAATCTCGGAGAACATCAAATGATCGACCCAATTACCGCCTTGTCCGTCGCAGCAAGTGCCGTGTCTAACATCCAGTCGCTCATTTCTGCAGGGCGTGACGCCACCCAAGCCATGTCGAAGTTCGCTGGTGCCTACGCGGACATCAACTACGCCGCCGAAAAAGCCCAAAACCCACCATGGTGGAAGTTCGGTGGCTCCGCCGAAGAAGAAGCCATGAACATCTTCGCTGCACAGAAGAAGGTGCAGCAGATGAAGAAGGACGTTGAGACAATGATTGGCTACACATACGGCCATGACGGTCTGGAAGAGTACAAAGAAACCATCCGGCGCGTCCGCAAGCAACGCCAAGACAACGAATACCGCAAAGCAGAACTTATCGAGGCACTCATCCTCTGGAGTGTCGGCATAGTCGCCGTTATCTGCGCGGCCCTCATCCTCGCAGCCGTCGTCTACTTCATCGGAAAAGCCAGAGGTAACTGGTAAACCGCGCATCTCACGCACGGCACCCAACTTCGTAGGGTCAAAACAAAAAAAAACACCCGCCTCCCAGACCTGCAGCCGTTAAGAGCTTGCAGTTGCGTTGGCGGGTAATCCTAGACGACACGCTTTGTGCAAAAAGTTCAAAGAAATAGCATAACAGTTTTGAATTTTAGCCAAAAATACTACCGGGGGGTGTAGGATTCCTTGCCATGTCCGGTGTTTTTCCGGGTTTTTACCTATCTCCGGTTGAGTAGTGGAAAATAAAGGGGGGGGTAGGGGTGTTTTGTGAGTGTTTGGTAATTGTTTGAGCGGAAGAAGGGGTTTTGTGACAATTTGCTAATTGTTTGAGCGGAATATCATGTATGTCTCGGCCATCGGCCAGCCCGCAGTCAGGGGGGATGGGGGTAGGTGGGGGTCGCCACATGGCCGTTTCCGTCGTGGGCCGACCGTCCTGACGCCGCTGCACCGTGCCGAGGTCTGGGCGCAAGTGTCTCAGGCTGCGACACATGGCCAGCAGATGCGCCGCAGATGCACCGTAGACGCGCTGTGCTGCCCGGCAGATGGCCACGTCGATGCTGTCTGCGGTCACCCTACCTGACAGCACGCATCGCCACTGCACGGCCCGCGTTTGCAGCGCGAGGGGATAAAGGACACCCCCCCCGCCAAGACCCCCCCCGCCGGAAAGTGCAATTGAACTATCCCATCAGCCTGTTGATCCGCTGTTCCAGTTCAGCACGGATGCTGTCTGCATCACGCGGTGTCTTGTCTTCTGTCTCAACCCGATCAACGAACAGGCCAAGCGTCTTGCCCAACAGTTCCAGCGCACGCACCTGTGTGCCATCAGCAGCATCGCCCCTGACACCGATACCTTCCAGCTTTTCAATCACGCGCTCCGCTCGAGAGAGCCGCTGCATGCGCTGTTCTGCTTGTTTTTCCCTCTCTGCCCTTTCCAACCTCTGGGCAATCTTAGGGTTTGTCGCCAGCTTGTACGCCTCTTGATGGATGCTTGCTGCACTCATGTTTGATGCGTCATAAGCCTCGCGGTATGCGTCACTGAAGCCTTTGCCGTTGAGGATGGCCATGCAGAACGCTTCCTGCTTGGCTGTGAGGCCTTCGCTGTTGACTGGCGTCTTTGGGCCGCTGGTCTTTGGCTGGCCTTTGTATGCCCTTCCCCTTG